AAAAGATGTACCAGATTCCATCTTGTATACATATCCAGTGGTATCATCAGATGCGAAATACACTACGGTATTCTCATTCTCATCTCTACCATTAGTAGCTACCAGAACTGGATCTGGGAAATCTAATAGGGTTACACCTCTAAACTTAGGACCTTTGAATGAAAAGACTGCACCGGTCCCATCACTAAACCATACTCTATATTGGTTCAACTCTCTGTGAACTGTAGCACAAGTGACTAAGTTCTTCTTCTCCTGAAGAGTCTTATAGATCTTCTGAGAGATAGAGTTAGCCATATAGTCACCAAACTTCTGAGTAGCTTCTAGAGTAGATACACCTTGATTATTCATGTACATTATAGTACCGAACATTCTATGAGGTGTGCATTCATAGCAGCCAGTTCTCTCAGAGAAAGTATCTAGCTGCCAAGTATCAGAGTCTGATGTTCCTTGTAGTATCTTTATACCATTGTTTAAGAAGATAACCATGGCCCCACCTACACCCTCGATGAGGTCTTTTACATCCTGACCTACTCCAAGTTCTCCAGGGTTCGTAGACCAATCTTCTGGTTCCTCAAAGGTGGAATACTGAAGAGATCCACCAGGATAAGATAACCAGAGTCTATTGAAGTGTGCAAAGATTATCTCAGGTTTATCGTTTGGGTCCATCCCAGAGTTATCAATAAAGTCCCAAGCTGTCCCATCAAAGACCATAGCTTTGTTAACTTTATTAGTGAAGTACATAAACTCGTAATCTTCTACAGCATAGAAGTTATAGTTTACAAAGTGGTAGGTTCCATCCTTAGCAATCGTTTGACTAACAGCCAAGCTAGTACTATTAATTGTACCACCACTGGTCCCACCTGTCAAAGCCTCTCCACTCTGAAAGGTACCAGTAAGCACATCTATAAGGATGTATCCAGCAGCATCTCCACCAGCTACAGTGCCAGAGGTGATCACTACCTTCAGAAGAGTACCTGTAGCAGTGGAGGTCCCACCAGTGAGTGTCTCTCCTACTGTAAGGGCTGCAGTGGCTCCAGTATCGAAGGTCATCTTAGACCCTAGGTCTTGCTTTACCCATCCAGATGCTGAAGCTTTGTATACCTCTGTATAAACATCGTTAACTTCATTACGAAATGCGTACAATTCATTCTTATAGATATGAAGTCCTAGTACTGCTCCAGTTCCAGGGACCTCATCTATAGCGTCTCTTTGAGCCTCTCTATCTGCTTCTGGATCTTCAGCATCAAGATCTAGTGAAATCGAAGAGGCTAGGGCCTGACCATCATATCTCTCATATCCACGAGTAGATTGGTATCCACCACCAGATCCCTCCAGGAGATAGTAGTTAACACCAGAGATGAGCTCACCACCCTTTAGTTCTAGCGAGGATATGTTCTCATTATAACCCCCGTCCATAATGACCGTCTCTTGAGAAAGTCTAGCAGGGGCGGTCTTCTTTGCTCTCATGCTATACTCCTAGTTTTAACCGATTTCTTAGGAAGATGCCTTCTAGTTAACTGTCCTAGCATCTCAGCGTATCTCTGAGCATACTCAACTCCAGTACTCTGTGAGCCTATAGAGGCAGAGAGTTTCTGAACTGCTGAGTATACTATCAGTAGGTGCCACTGAGCTGGCATCTCTGGGATATCTGTGTTACCTGAGAGTGTCTGAGGTGTCTTACGGTAGTCTATCTGACAACTGTAAGCAGCATCAGGAGGATTCATGGTTATCGAGTTATCACTTCGTATCCTAGTCCAGTGAGATGGTTGAGACTGCTCAGTGTCGTTCTTAAAGAGGAACTCGAAGTTATCCTCATTAGCCATCCAAGTAGGTTTATACCAATTCGTTCCGTCGTTAATCCACAAAGTGTCAGGTAAGAACCTGTCGATCCTGTGACCAGGACCTCCTATAGTAGTAGTACTATAATTTGTAGTTCCAGCTACAGTAAGGAAAGTCTCTGTAGCTCTCATCCAATCCCAGTCTTCTCTAAAGTTTTGAATGTCAATCCAAGCATCATAAACGGAAGCTACGATATCTGCTTCAACATCTGTTGGTGATACTACAGTGCTTGGACCAGAGCCATGTATTCCGACTCTTTCTCTAGTTGCCTGACAAAGTTGCAGATAGTTCATCCGGTAGCCTCTTTATACATTTCTATTAAAGTTTCCTTTTTAGGATTCCCTTTTATCTCAAGCCCCTTAGCCTTCAAGTAGTCTTTCAGGGCGTGGTAGTCAAGTTCAGGTTCTGGATCTGGTTCATCTGATATACTTCCTAGGTCGAGATCTGTATCCGTAAACTTCTCTATTTGTTCCTGGACAACTTCTTTAGGAAGCTCATTACTCCTAGCACCTCGACTATAATCGAAGGTAGCTATAATCTCCCATTGATCTCTTTCATTCTGGTATTTTCTATCTCCTATAGTGTACAGAGATCCATCTTTGATAAGTCTTGCGGTATGATTAATTGCCTCTCTTGCCATTTGCTCACCCATGAAATAAGAAAGGGGGTCTAAGCCCTCTAGACCCGACCCCCTTAAGTTAAGAAAGATTAACCCTTAACAGCCACCATTTCCAACAGTGCGGTAGGCTGAACTACAGCACGACCATAAACAGACAGGCCACGCATGTAGGTTCCGAAAGAATCCGGAATCAACAGGCTTTCAGTTTTAGTTAACTGCAGTGCGAAGGTCATAGCTTCTTTGGTGCCTGCGAGGGCATAAGTCAAAGTAGCGGTACCTTCAGTCGTGGTGTAAAGCTGGTTAGACTGGATGACCTTAGTACGATCAACCATACCTACCACACCAGACCGGATAACACCAGTAGCGTCACCAGTGATGTCAGCCTGCTTGAGGTCTGACTTCTTCAGGTTTGCACACCACCATGCAGGAAGGACGATCCAACGGTCAGCCGAAGGAATGTCAGCTTCGTCCAGTACGGTGTTAGCATCAACTACCAGTTCAGTAGCATTAGACTTGGTTACGCTCAGTGCGCTTCCACCGTTAGTACCAGTGGTACCGAGGTCGATAGCACTAGAGATAGCACCAGCCGTAGATCCTTTATTAGAAGTAGCACACTTAGCTACTGCATACTCCAAACAATCAGAGTCGATAGCAATCTTCAGGCGCTCACCAGCGTCCATTGCGAATTTGTCCATCAGAGGCAGATCGGTCTGAACCTTATCTACGTCATCCAGACGGAAAGACCAGGATTTAGCCTGATCAATCGACAAAGTTTTGTTAGCTTTTTCCGGTACCTGATAGGTAAGGGTCCCACCAACAGTGTAGTCGTTGATGGTGATAGCAGGCGTGGTACGAATCATAACTTTGTCGCCCTGACCTTTGATCTCACCTTCGTAGTCCGTATTAGCTATTTCCATAAAACAAGTGGAGGTGTAGAAATTCCGCAGCATTTTCTTCGACCAGACGATCGGGGTGAATTTGCTGGTGCCATCACTTGCATAACTATTATATCCAGTTGCTCTTGTCGGTCCGTTAGCCATTGTAGTTCCTCATATAATTTAAGATGCCGACAAGACTTAAAAGGTTATTCGTATATTCTTCCTTCTACCATAGCCTTGTCGTACATAAGTTCGAGTTTCTGTGCTTCCTTTTCTCGCCCTTTGTAATGGCCCTTGGTTACATCATCCATGAACTCTACATACTCTGAGATGTGGTACCTACGCTTAGCGTTCCTTTCGGGGCTATCAGCGGTAGGTGCATCACCTTCAGGCATGATATGATCTTCAATGAAGGATTCCCTAGGTGCATTACTCTTGGCATAAGACTGGTAGAATCTCGCTACACCGGCTACGTCGAAGTTATCAACTGCACTCTTAAAAAGATCAAACCTTACTAGACCAGAAGCTTCGTCAAGATCTTGGAGGTATTCACCGAAGGCTGGCTCAACATCAAGTTCCTCATAATTAGGTACGAGATGTTTGACCCGTTCTCTTAGCTCGATATCACGAGCTTCTCTGTCCTTCTTTAGTGCTTCCTCTCTCTGCTTAGCTTCTCTTGCTTTCCACTCTGCGACTTCTCTCTTCAGCTCACTGATCTCAGGGTCCTGGCTCTTAACTT